CAGGACTGGGACGAACGGGCACGGACGATGCTGGAACGTAAAAATGAGTGGCATAAACTGGGCTTTTTTGAACAGAGCGAGTGGAAAACTAAATTCTTTGGCATCGATAAAGAACGTTTCAAGATGGTGCTGTGGAAATAAATACTGCAAATGAGCTCGATACCCTACAACTACGGCAAATACATAGATGACAAAGTCAGCATGACTGATCAAGGACATGTGGATTCTGGCAAACAGATACAGTCGCCGGCCAGTGCAGGTAGCAGGGGGTTAGCAAAGACAACACAATTCACAAATGACAGGACACAGATGCAGATGGGCAACTCACCGATAGCAGAATCAATGGTAGAAATCAGGAACATTTTGAACAGGATCGACGGTGTGAACGCACCAACAGAACAGCCAACTGACGAAGCAAAATCAGGCATCACTGATGCAAATTACAAATTATTGATGATGGACATATCTTCAATGAAAGACAGAATAGCAGAACTTAATATAGACGATGACTCAAAGACAAGGGCATTAACGGCGTTGGGAGATGTCGAAGACGAATTAAACTTTGACGAATCAGCGGTCAAGGAAGACGCAGGCCTAACTGACCAACAGAAACAAGGCCTCGAAGCGATAGCAAAGAAATACAGCGGTAGAAAAGGTGTAAATGGTGATCCATTGATACGAGGCTGGATAACAGCAAGAACAGATTCAGGTGTAACATCAGATGGATGGGATTCCGAAGAAGTTGAAGCATGGGAAAAGAGAACAGGCAAAGAATTATCGGACTGGTCTCCAGAAGATGACAAGCAATTTATAAGTCGAAGCGAGATATCAAGAGACATGGAAGACGAACTTTTGAAAGTGATGGGCGATGATGATTTTTTCAATAAACCTATCGCTGGGGAAGTTCTTGATTTTCTTGACGATTTAAGCGAATCATATCAACCTTTCCCAGAAGGTGATGAGTTTGACATAGAAGAGGACGAGGACTTCGAAGAGGTGCTTGGTCCATTAGGTTTCCCAGAAGATGAAACAGAATTGTTTGACGCAGAGTACAGGGGCAGAAAAGTTCCACTCAACAAACCAATGAGAGGTGATGTCAAGAAATTCAAAGTGTATGTCAAAGATCCAAAAACAGGCAACGTCAAGAAGGTAAACTTCGGACACGGTGGTACAAGTGCAAAAAAATTAGGGCAAAAGACAATGAAAATCAGAAAGTCTAATCCTAAGGCAAGAAAAAGTTTCAGGGCAAGACACAACTGTGCAAATCCAGGACCAAAGACAAAAGCAAGATATTGGAGTTGTAGGAAATGGTAAAGATCAAAGAAGTAGAAGGCCTCACAGAAGCAGAATTTGAAATATTCGCAGAGAAGAAAGATGCCTGCTATCACAAAGTCAAAGCAAGATACAAAGTTTGGCCTTCGGCCTACGCCTCTGGTGCTCTAGTGCAGTGTCGTAAAAAGGGTGCGGCCAACTGGGGTAACAAGAGCAAAAAATGAAGATAAACGAACTTAACGAATCTCCAGACAGGAACTACGTAAATCTTCCCAAAGAAGATATCGAAAGACTGCGACAGAAATTCTTACCTGACTGGGAATACAAAGATAATAGTTTACAGAAAAGATACAAGTTTGAAGACTACTTTGAAGTGATTGAATTCTTAATCAACACGATCAAGCCTCAGGAAAAATTGGATCATCACGCAGACCTAGGAGTGTTCTATGATGAGGTGCTTGTAAAGATCTACACACACAGAACGAACGATGTGACAGACTATGACTTCATGGTTGCAGTTCAGATGGACATGATAGCCAAAATGAAACACGGTGCGATCAATCCAAACTACGACCTAAACGCACTTGTTGATGAGGGCACCAGATGTTGGAAGGGCTACATGCGTAAGGGCTTCAAGACAATGTTTGGTAAAAGAGTGCCTAACTGTGTGAAAAGAGAAGGCCGTTATTTTGTGAATGACGCCTTTGGCGAACAGATTTTTGAGTCAGCTGTAAAAGAAGAAGCACTTAATTTCCTAAGGCAAAATTATTTAGATCTTAAAACCTGTGCGGTTCATGACAATGTGAATGAGTCTAATCATGCAGGACTTAGAGCATGGTTCGGAAAAGGCAAGAAAGGCGGAGCCGGTGGTGGTGGTTGGGACAGATACAACACCAAAGGTGAAAGAATAGGCAAATGCGGTGGACGTAAAAAAGGTGAAGGCAAACCTAAATGTCTATCAAAAGCTAGAGCGGCATCGTTGAGAGCATCAGGTGGTAAGAAAGCCATAGCGGCCGCTGTAAGAAGAAAACGTAAAAAGGATAAAAATCCTGAAAGACGTGGTAAAGCTATCAACGTCCGTAACAAAAAGAAAAAATAATTTGCAATTGGCAAAAATTTGTTATATACTTGTTGCATAACAACAGGAGAAACAAATGGCAGTAAGAAATTTCAATGACGCTGAAAAGCAAAAATTAATACAGATCATATCACAGGGATCACAAGTCCTAGGAGAAGTAGAAGATCTTAGGGCAGGCCTACGGGACACAGTAAAAGCAATAGCAGAAGAACTAGAATTGAAACCAGCACTGATCAACAAAGCGATATCTGTTGCACACAAAGGCAACTATCAAAACATCGCAGACGAGATGGACACACTGGAAAGCATATTAAATACGGCCGGCAAACTATAGTGTATAATATACTCAAAGAATTTTGGGTAACAAGTTATAGAACAGACAAACTTGCTTTTTATTTAGAAATATTTTCTGTTACGGTGACCGTTTGGGGGTCAGCGTTATTAACTTTTACTTCTCCGGGACCAGATATGAAATTAGTATTTCCATTGTATCTATTAGGTTCTACAACACTTGCTTATGCATCTTTCCGAAGAAGAATTATTTGGACTTGCGTATTGGCCTCATGGTTTACTATAATGAATGTAATAGGAAATTTTAGAGTATTTTTATGAGTTACATAGACGCACTATACAAAAAAGACGAAGACAAGATTTACGTGGTTGAGCGTGATCCCAAGAAGGGTCGCGTGTTTGTGGAGTATGATGCTAGGTATGTGTTCTACTATCCTGACGCCAGGGGCAAACACAGATCCATGACTGGCGAACCTTTGCAAAGAATCACCTGCCAGACTAATAAAGAATTCATTAAGGAGCAAAGGATAAGATCCAACAAGCAACTTTATGAACAAGATATCAATCCGGTGTTCAGATGCTTAGAAGAAAACTATTTGGGCAAAGAAACGCCAAAGTTGAACACAATGTTTTTTGATATCGAAGTTGACTTCGATCCAGATCGAGGATATTCAA